CAGCCACGCTGCATGAGCGACATCGATAGCTTTCTGAATAGCTTCCCGACTATCAAAATCTTCGTATCCGTCCTCACCAATGCTTCTGGCTCCATGTGCGCATATATTAAAGCCGTACATGCGCTTCAGTATTCTGTCTGCCATTTCGCCATAAACTGTACCGACAATCCCGAGACCTAAACCCGCTTCGCCTGAACCCAGGTTTTGGCGAAGCGTGTCACCATCCATCAGAACGAAGTGAGTAACGTCGTTCGCAAAGCTGGTTGCATCGGTTCCGGTGGTCGTAAACCCGACGTCAGTGGCAGCATTAAGGCGGTAATACTGGTTGTCGTAACGGATGTACTGGTTACGGGCGCTGAACTGAAAAGGACCATCCTCATAGTCGCCAAGAAATACATAACCTGATGAAAGGAGGAACTGCTGAAAGCGATTTTCTTTATCCGTTTGAGATTCGGAAAATGTAGACTCCTGTGTTGATAGCTGAGAAGAGAAGCGCGATTCGAATTCATTTGATTTTTCTTCGAAAGAGGACTCTCTTTCGGATTGAGATAATTCAAAGGAATCTTGTTGTTCGGTACGTTGGTTATCAGACTTTACATTGATGCCATGCAGAGTGTCTAACTGTTTACCTGTGCGTGTGGTAATAGTTTCATCGCTGCTATTAGCGAACTTGTCAATAGACTGCATATTATCCCATGCATCAGGCATTGATGCAGACGGCACAGGATTGCCGGTATCGTATTCACTCATGGTCGCCCCAATAAAAAAACCGGCATATGCCGGTTGATTGGTAATTTACATGCAATTAGATGATGTTATTTATTTTTGAGAGCTCTTTGTCGTCATAGAATAAACCATCATCTTTGTTATAAAACATTCCTGGCTGGCAAAATATGTTTTCTTGATATTCCACAAGGTCTGCACCAGCGTACTCATAACCATTTTCTGCAATAATTATATTGATGACTATCCCGTTTTCAATGACCGCATAATTTCCTGCCATTATGCCAGCTCCTCAATGATAACGTAGCCATTAGCCCCTTTCCCTGACGCCCTGGCCACTGAATCATACGATGCACCAGCACCGCCGCCACCGGGAAAGAAACCATCATCTCCAGATGTACTGACGTGAGGAAGACCACCATAACTGCTGTGAGACGCTCCACCCACACCGCCCAAGGCGCCTACCGCCCCCTGGCCACCTTGCCCGACCACTGAAAAAATAGTCCCTACAGAGGGCGCGCCGGGAGTACCTCCAGCAGAATTACCCGTTGAATTGCCGCCCTTCCCACCGCCTGCAGAAATGCCAAGATCAACAATGGTAGTATCACCACCATCGCCACCGTTTCCGGCGTTTCCTGCCACAACAGCAGCGCCACCAGCACCGATAACGATATTTGCTCCAGTGATGCTACTTACATCATACAAGCCCTCCACATAAGCCCCACCAGCGCCACTTGATGCTCCCGCCCCTGCTGTGCCCGTTCCCTTCCCACCCCCGCCTGCACCCCATGCCTTGATTCTGACTTTTTTAGTGCCAGCAGTTTTTACCCATGCTCCGCTAGCGGTAAAAACCTGAATGCGGAGCAGGCGTCCTTCTGCCTGATTATTAAGTGCGGACTTGAGAATATTTAGTAACGTGGCAATGTTCCCATTATCCAGGACATCGCTTCCTGTGCTATCCGCCATGAATTGTGCAAGGACGGCAGCAATTGTAGAGGATTGCCGTAGTGCTTTATTTACTTGTGCTGACGAGGCTTTGCCGGAAAGAAACCCTGATGCCAGTGCAGATAGCGCTTCATAATCAGCCTGTGATAATACGTTTGCCCCGCTACCAGTAGCGAAGGGTTTAAAATCGTTAGTCGCCATTAAAATCTCTCTCCCCATGACCCGCGGTCGAAACCAGCGATATAGTCATTTTCGATATCGAAGCCACAAAAAACTGATAACCATCACTGACGGTCTCTATTTCACGGACACGAACTCCGGCGGCCTTAACCGTCATATAACCGTTTTGAATCGCCCACCACAGTTCGCTGTTAACCTGGTCAATCGGGTTAATGTCATAGCGCGATGGTACGTAACCTGCCGGTAATGCGATAAAGGGGCCTTTATTGACGGCGCTATCCAGAATTAACCGGTCTATTTCACTTAGGGCTACCGATGGGTCACCGAGTATCCAGATAGAAATCGACATATCCTGGTTGTCGACAATAGCCATGCGGATCCCGGACCCGGCAAGGGCGGCATCAAGAATTGAAGGCAGCGAATCGTTCTGACCATCCCAGTTGTTTATCGCCACTTTCACCTTCAGCATTAGCCGATATATTTCATCACTGAGATTGATAAACCCATCGCTTGGGTCATATGGGCCCTGCCAGACCCCCTGGTCCCAACCAACCCGTTCAGTGTCCCACGAAAAATAAATCCCGGTTACCGGTGTGGCCACGCGACGGGAACGACCAACCCATTCACCCACAACGTCGAGTTGCACGCCAACGGCGGTATCGATATCAAAATCGGGTATTAGCCGTGACATTGCATCGGAAACATCACTCAGTGGCCTGGTGGACAGGTCGACGTGGGCAAAGAACTTTGGTTTACCGGCGTGGTAGTTTGTTATGCGGTCAGTGTATCTGCTCATGAGACCACCAGATTAATATTGCTGACGGCGCAGGATGCTGACTGGTCAAAGGCAATATCCACGTTTGCCGCGGCTACGCCACCGGCAGACGTCCCGATCAGCAACTCGGTAATGTCGTAATACCTGGCATTACCTCCACTGACGACGCCAAGGTTAGCCGGTGAGTAAACGCGACTGAGAAGAACGCTGGCGCCGATTGCCAGAGAGTTAATGTAGGCAGATACAGCCGCCTTTATCTCTTCGCCGACCTGGGATGTGTAGCCCGTAAGGGGTTCGATAGTGATTTTGACGTAAATGGGTACATCGACCGGCCTTGAAAAACCTACCGGGTGAGGGTTTCCGTACTTATCAGGCACAACAATCACCGTGCTACCGTAGGGTGTTACGCCCTGTCCTTTCACACCACGAATGCTGTTTGCAATGACCGTCGCATCACCACCTTCGACAATGGCCGCGATTGAGTGCGGCGGCAGGCCATTTGCATCAGTGTTATCTGTATCGTTCTCATACAGCTTGTGACGGGTTACGCCGCTGATATTTGCTATCGCACCATCTACCGCCTCAAACGGTGTCAGAGAGGTTAAAGCAACGCTCTGTGATTGCCGGACACGCAATTCAGCATTTGTTTCGGCAGCAACACCAACGGTAGCCGCTTGCGGGTTAGTTACTGATACCCAGCCACGTGTCGGGGTGTTTATCTTATTGACTGACCCTGCAGGGGCCGCCACAGCGCCAGCAACAGAACACGTCGCTGTAGCAATAACCGTCCCATCAATACCAATTGTCACCTGAGCAGGAAGATTCCAGATGATGCCGTTGGCATCTTTCACAGAGCCGTTTGTGATTAACGTTCCGGCCTCACCTTCGATCAACTCATCTACCGTAGAGTTTGTCGCAGCCCGCCGAGCGATGCCGTTAATTTTGACGTTACTGGTTAATGCATCGTCCAGGGCCGTCGACGGAGAAAATGACCGGTAAACAGAAATGGCCGTGTTGTTGGCATCGTGAATGGCCAGAGCCACCAGAGCGACCATCTGGCCGTCTTTGCTGTCCGGGTCGAGATAGGCATCACTGCCATAAATCTGCTGAAAATAGCCGGTGATGGTGTCCAGAACGGTCTGATAGTCGGGCGCACTTATCCCCTCAGCGGTTACCGTTGCCGATAAGCCGAGTGTGTCGAGGTCCAAAGACATTACGCCTCCGAAGTTACTGTGGTTGTCCCGTAGATGGTTTCCACCGTTGCTGTGAACGTTACACGGCGTGTGGTGCCGTCAACAGTGGTATTAAATGCAGTGATTGAGCTAACCCCCTGCGTTTCAAGGATCCGCTTGCGGATAGCGAGGTTGTAGGTATCCGGCTTTTGCTTACCCAGAACGGACTGAATCCATGGCGTACCTTCTGTGGTGTCCAGAAACCACTGTCCGTACCAAAGCAGGAAGCGAGTTTTAATGGCCTGCGCGACAGCCTCGGGGGAGTTAACCAGCCAGGTATCATCGCCCTGACCGAAGGTGTAATCCCCATCGTCATCTTCTCGACGGTATCGCATATCATCCTCCGAGTGGTGCTGTACTGCTGCCACCAGGCTCAACGCCACCATGCGTATGCTTATCAACGATTGAGCCATCCACCAGCTGCAGGCGGCCGTCCGAAAGAATTTTAAGCCCGTTCAGGTTAAAACCTCCCGGCGCCGTGCCGTTGATAGCTCCGCTGGCAGGATTGAGGCTCAACTTTGTTTCCCCGTCATCACTGCGCAGCTCTACCGCACTGGTGCTGATACCGCCGATTTTCTTCGCCTGAGACTGCGGGCCGACAATGCAGAAGGCATCAGATAAATCATGCATGCGCTCGTCTACCGGCTCCTGAACACCTCCGCTTTGCCACCAGAAATCAATACAGCGGTCTGCAAAGATAACAAGGCATTCATCACCAGCCTTAACAGGAAAAGTCAGCGTGCAGCCTCCGCCGCGAGGGAATAGGACAGGAACATCTACCAGCAGCGGATAATCATTCGTTAATTTGTTGCCGTCGTTATCGCGCTCGATGTAGCGGATCGCCGGCTGCACCACGGCGGTCACTGCGTCAGGATCGAAAGACTGGATGATGCCGGGCATTGCAACGCGAAGTTGTTCGGTTAGCGCCTTTCTCTCTGACGCCAGAACCTGCGCCAGCGCACCGCTGCGAGTTTTATCGGATACCGCCATTTGCTTTACTCCGGGCATTAAAAAACCCGCCGGAGCGGGTTATTTTTTAAGCTTGCATTTTTCAGTGGTGCCGTCACCTCTTGGTAGATTATCGGCATCAAGAGTACGCTTTTGCAGCGTCATCGTTTTATGAATGGTATTGAATACGAGAAAATGATGCACGTGAATGCCTCCATTCTGCCCCCATTCATCAAACTCAAAAATAATGGCGTTTTCGTCATCTTCATAGGGATTTGAAAACCCTTTGGTATCGCTCATCAATACGCCATTTTTTAATTGCTGCGTGCTGATAATTTACACTCTCATATAATATGTAATTATCTTTACCGCAAATTATATTTATTGGCGGGCCGGACACCCCAGAAGCAAAAGCAAAAAGGGGAGAGCTTAAAAGCAAAGTAGTTAACAATTTAACGTGATACATAATTAGCTGGGCACCTTTCTGCAGGGGAACGACCCGATGATTTTCGGGGCATCCATACTGTTTTGCAGAAGTTGGACATTAAGGAACGCCTTACCGTTACGCTTCACGAATTCAAAGCCGTAATTATTACCATCGCGAGCAGGCATAAGACCCATGTCCATTTTCATGTTTGCGTAATCGCCATCCTTCCCCAAGAATTTTACTTTCTGTGATGTGACAGTCTCACCATTGATCACGGTCATGCCTTCGCCGGTCATTATGTAATTGCCACACTGGATTGCAGCCATCGTCGCA